TGGCACGAATATTCAAAAATAAATATTCTATGTCAAATATTGGCATTGAGTTTGGTTTTAGTTTTCCAAATGTACAAGAATTAACTAAATCTATAACTGCTTGTTGAACCTGTTTATCTTCTTTAGATTCCATAGCAATCATTAATAGTTTTTCTTCTTTAACCAGAAATGGTCTATATTGTACAACTTTGTCTTCGGATGGTAATGTCAACTCGTATGTTGGGACATCAATCTTTGGTAAAGCCATAATGTTTCATACTCCTTAATTATTAATATTATATATTTAGTGGTCCAAATTTAAACGGTGGCATAACTCTTCCACCTGTTATCTTCCCTATTGGGAAACTTCGTTTCAAATTCTGTAATACTTGTTCTCCTGCTCTTCTTAATCCAGGTGGCAGTTTGGATAATAATCCCATTTTACCTGGTTTTACTATTGGCATACCAAATTGTGATTGACCAATATGAAATTTGTTTTGTTGGTCTATCGCAAAGTTTAACCAATATCTATATTTAAAGTCTACCGTAAATGTTTGTACATCACTTTCTCCTGCGGAATAATCAACAGAACCTATCTTTGTTGGAAATGCTTCCCACAATCTAATACCATAAGTTGATTGGTCTCTTTCCTGAGCACCTGGGTCAGCACCTAATTGTAATATATTAATTGGTGCCACATATTCATCATAATAAGAAAAGTTGTGTGTCATATTTGAATAAGCAACTTTCTGCCACATTTCAAAAAATACTCTTTCTCTTAAATACTTGTCTGTATAAAATGTCATAGACACATCACCCATTTCATAATCGTTTACTATGTGTCTAGGAGGTCCGTTATGTTTAACTGGAACCGTTTTCATTGTTCTTTCAGGCATACTTACTTCCTTAACAAATGCTTGTACTCGTCTTTGTATGTTTGCCTCTTTAGAAAATTTAGATAACTCAGCACCACTTACCATACCAGAAAAATCTCCACCATTACTTTCAAAGTTTCCTGGTGGTAATTCAAATACACAATAGAATCTTGCCTTACGAGCAAAACCTTCTGCTTCGTTGACATAGGATTGGTATCTACCTATTGTTGTTGCTGGATTGGCACCTGCTCTTTGTTTAAATCTTGGATCCCTATTAATGTTATCCATAGAACGGTCTCGTGGAATACCCAATCGGATATCCATACCGAATATTCTTTTACCGCCTCTTAAAATTGCCATTTTATTTACCTAGTCGTTTTTGTTGCGTCTATGACGCATACCCATATAATTGTCGGATGGTTCATAATTCCATTTGTGTCCGTGGTGTCCTCTTACATCTGCATACCACATTCTTAATCTTACTATCAACACTCTCCAAAGTGTTCTTCTTGCCATTGCTTATCAAATATTAAATTCCTCGTCTCGCTCTACTCCAGACCGTAGTCGCTGGTTGTTTCTTAAATTGCTGTACTGGCAAGTAGACTGCCAATGCCGCTTCTGTTGCGTCTATTCTCAAAAATTGACTTCTGATATGACTATACAGATATTTATGTAGTGTAGGTTTAACTGCTGGTAAGTTTTTTACAGAATCATATGATACATTGTATCTACTACCTCTACCCAATGTCTTACCTGTCAAAAACTTATCAAGTCTTCGTAATAAGTTAAATCGTAATCCAGGTGGCAAGTAGTGAAAGTTCATACCTATAAAACCACCAGGAAAGGTGTCTAACGGTAATACTAATGGAAATGTGTCGTAATAAGGTAAAGTCTTTTTAAATTTCGGGTCGTAAAAGAATAAGTTTAATCTACCACCAGAAGGTCTGCCTAATAACTGACCTTTTCTCATCAATACACCAGCTCTTGCCTTATCAGCTATTGAACCAACTGCTTGTCGGTACCAGGCACCAGATTTTCTAGTGTCTCCTTGTTTCTGTACTAGTGGTTCTAATATTGATATTGCCATAACGCTTATATTTATATGGTAGAAAGGACAAAGGGGACCAGAAAGGTCCCCTTTGTTTTAAAAGTAATGTAGGAAAGAGAGAGATTATTCGTCTTCAGCGAGTTTTGAAAAATATGATAAGGTATCATCCTCATCACCAACGCTTTTAGACGCCTCATTACTTTGTACCGAAGCAGTTTTAACTGCGTTGCCAGTAGAAGGTGGGAGGTCTATCTCACTAGCAGTTTCGGTATTCTTTGAACCAGCAATCACACGATTTAATTTCTCTTTTAAATCGTCATATGATTTAAAGTTGCTAGTTTCAAGGAATGGTTTAAGAGGATATTGTTTAGACCAAATTTCTTTGATTTTAACATCGTCAGTTCCAAGTGGACTAACTGCCTCAAATTCTGATTTGTCATAGTTCCAAAAACCATCAACTTTTCTAATCTTCAATTTGAAGTTAGCACCTGACCAAAAGTCAAATGGGTTAATTGGTTTTTCATCTTCAAACGCTGGCGACATTGCTTCTGTAATCTTATTAAAGATTTTCTTACCAAATTTGAATAAGAATACTTTGCCTTCGTTCTCTGGATGTTTGGCGTCTGACACAACATAAATGTTTGAGTAGTATGATAATTTTCTTTTTCTCTTACGAGCAATTTCTTTATCACTATCAACACCTGTGTTCCATAGTCTTGTATTTTCTTCACTAACAGGATCCTTCTGACCCAATGTAGTTAAAGAGTTCTCAATATACCAACCACCTGGTCCTTGGAATGCGTGTGACCAAACTCTTGCCCACGGCATTTCTTCGGTTTTAGTAGCAGGTAGAAAACGAATAACTGCATAACCATTACCAGTTTTATCTAGTTCAGGTTTCCACAATCTATCGTCTTGGTACTTGTTTTTTGATTTGGAAGCATCCTCAGGATTGAGGTTCGCTTCTATCTGTTTTGAAAGTTTGTCAAAGTTCTTTTGACTATCTTTTAATGTTTCAAAATCCATAATTTTCTCCTTTGTATGTATTTCGTATTTGTATTTTCGTATTTAAGTATCATAATATAAATCGTATATCAATAATAGTATTTATAATACTTTTATACCATTATGTATAATATAACACTTTCCACCAGGTTTGTCAAGCAGCCAGTATTATACTAATTCTTCTTTCATTATCAACTTCATCTGCGTTCTATTATATCGTATAAAAGGGAGATATTTCTTTATTCTCTTACTATACACAGGCCAAACTACATTTTCAGCAATGTTTTTATCCCAATTTTTAATGAAACCAAGGAAGTTCTCAAAAACGCAAAAAGTTTGATAACTGACATTTTTAGATGATAGAAGTTTAAAAAACGGTGGATGTTGTCCTCTATCAACTGAAAACAAATCGTCAAAAGTAATGTTGTTAGAATCCATAGAGTTCCTAATAACACGACACTCACTCCTAAAATTATAACTAAAACTATCTGTATAAGCTCTATGAGAATTGTAGTTATCTGTCCCGTCTTGCTTGGCAAGATTTCCAATCCACGCTTTATCGCTGACCAAAAAGTTCGCAACAAAGAAATCAAGCACTTGCTCAGCGTCATATTTTTTAGATAGTTTATGAAAGAAGTATCTATCATTTCGTTTTGTAAATGTTTCTAATTTGCAATTAACTTTCCCACCGTAAGTAAAATAATCATAAGTCTTGGTAGTAAAATGTAGTTTTACTGCCAACCATATTTTAAAAACTTCAAATCCGCCATACATCTTAAAGTACTCTTGGTCTGTCTATTAAATATTTAGTACAAAGTGGAAAGTGTTGTTCCATTACTTTTACTATTTCTTCTGCAACTTCTCCTGTTTCTCGTTGTGCATTTGGTTTAATTCTTTGATTACATACTCTACTAAAAGCATATACACTACCCGACCATATCCACTCGGTCATCATATTTTGAGGTAGTATCATACGAGCCATTTCAGGTGCAATACCTTCCTCTAACATATAATTGTAAGTTCCTTTTGCAACATCTACCGCTTCAGTAATATCAAATTTTATAAGTTTATCACCTGAACCTTGTTTGATAGATTTATCTGGTCTACTTCTCCACTCATCTATCATATAAAATTCTGGATTGTCATCTACATATCTTCTACTAACTTCGTTCCAACTTAAACCAACTTGATGTTTAACTAGTTGTCTTGCAACAAAGATAGGTGCTTTAATTCTAAATGATAATGTAGCGTGAGCAAAAGGTGACCAATGTCCCCATAGTGCCAAGTACTTAATTAACTTCTCATCTTTAGCGTCTAAAGCATTTTTAACTTTTGCGAAAGATACTCTAGCAGCATTTACTACTGAAAGGTCACTTCCCATTTTATCTACGAAAGATACTTCCATCTGCGTCATACAGGTAACTCCGAAGTTTTAGGTAATAGATTAAGTTTCTGACATTCTAATGCGACCTTCTCTTTTAATGCTTTATTGCATAAAGGTCCAACGGTAGCAGTATCAATACTTCGTTCTTCACAATACCCACAAATTGCCTCCATATAGGAGATACCTTTGTGTTCTTTTTTGTAAGTTTCTATTTCTAAACTAAATTGTTTTGAATTCATAGTACTACTATATCATTAACTCAACATAAAGTCAAGCACCTAGTTATAGTTTATACTTGCTTGTGTTTGTGTTGTTGGGTCTGTATCGTATTCACCACAAGCTATTTCTTTAATCATCTTATCACTACCTTCATTCGCTAAAGTCGCTAATAATCCAGTATATAATCCTTGATAATTGTATTGTACAAATGAAGTACAATCTTCTAGTGTTTCAAACTTGTAAAATGGATGAGTTCTAATTTCTTCTGGTTCTCCAGAAGCTATTAAAACTGCTACTATCATAAAAATTGTTTCTTTTAACATTTTAGTGTGTCCTACTTGTGGTTTATTATGGTATGTTTCTGTTGCCAAGTACATACCAACTCCGTTACCTATTAACTAGGCAGCAAGGGCAAAATTTAAGTTGCCATTTAAAATTGAGTTTTAAGTTCTCCAACTATTAATCTCCAATGTTCTTTCATCTGTGAATCGAACCTCTATCACCCCCCATAAGCACACACCAAGAGTGTGTTTAAAGTGATTGGTGGAGGTGCTGGGAGTTG